AACATCGTTAACAGTAAGGTTAGCTCTTTTTCCATCTAAAGCAAATAGTTCTTTAAAATGAACTATGAAATATCTTCCCTGCTTATGTAGGATATGACAAGACTGGTATAACTTCTTTTCTTTACGGGATGCCACACCTATACGGGTTAGCGTTTCCCTCACCTTCAAGAAATCATCTGGTTCACCTAATGATACTTCCACCATCTTATCGGGGGACCAATCTACTGTTGGTTCATTCACAACACTCATCGTTTTAATTCAGTTTCGTAATGGTATTTAGTAAATAATTCTTGCAAAAGGACACTTAGAATCTTTGCCTTTAGCAAACAACCTATCTTTCCAAGTTCCATTAGATACAGATTCATCTCTCTTGGTATGATAAGTATTTAAAATCTCTTCAGTATTTTCTGTAATTTGTTCTAGTTCAACTTTAGAATTTAAATCTGGTGAATGAAATGTTATTCGCATTAAAGGATCTCCTTTTTTTATTACAACTGGTTTTGACTTATCAACTATCACAAAACCCAGACCATTCATTACTGGCCAAGTAGATAACTGAACCCATCCAGAAACAACGATCAAGTTATTAACTAAAGATGTCATTGGATGATCAATAGCTTCTAACCAAACATTAGAATCATGAGTCCAAAATAAAAAATGTGGAGAATCTAAATGAAGAACTGGATTATCAAGATCAAGATCTTCTTCATTGTATTGAAGTATATTGGGATCTAAACCAAATACAGGATCCCCACCAACACTAAATGTATAATCAATAGGAGAAGGTACTACAAAAGTTCTATCAACTTTATGCCCCCAACAAGGACATTTGGTATAAGGATACCCAGATGAATCAACAAACTTAGATTCTCTTATTAGAGTACCATGTGGTTCACTGTCACTAATATAATTAATTTTTATCATAGGGACAGAATAGTTTCTCAGGAAGAGATGCTGGTGCATCATCTATAATTTTAAATTGACCCTCTCTTCTATCTTTCATATCTTGGGGTATCTCATCCTCATCTTTCTGTTCTAATATTATATCACCTTTCATATCTTTATGATAAAATGATATCCTAAAAAGAGGATCATCTTTTTTAATTGTAATTGGTTCATTAATATCAACAGGAACTATTCCAGTATTGGTATTCCTTACCCAATTAGATAAATTCCACCATGCACCAACAGTAACAAAATTATTATCAAGTGCTGTCATAGGATGATCATATTGATATATCCATATGTCTGGATCATATGTCCAGAAGGTAAACATAGGAAATTTTAATTGGATGACTGGTTTTGGTCCAAGTATGTCCTGCTCTCTCACATCAATATACTGATCACCATAATCCGTTAACTTAACACCTGGATCAATCAATTTATTATTAACAGAACAATAATTAGTATTCCAATCCAATTCAAAATTAATAGGAGAAAGTCCTGCAACTGTTCTCTGTTCTTTAAATTGAGACTGCTCAACTAATTCACCAGGTTCATTCTCTGGATGACAAAAATAAACTTTCACACTATACCTCCAGTATTCATTTTCATCTTAATATGTTCTATCTGATCCCTAGTTAAGATCCTCAATGCCTGTTGTGCTTTCTCATTACTATATCGATAATACTTCTTAATTGCATCTATATCATTAATCTTTTCTTTCTTCAAGAAAGGAGCCCACCTCTTTTTCTTTCTCAAAGAATTGAGAAGGAAATCATATTGCATCTTAGGATCTAAGTAATGAGATTTATTCATCTCATTAACAAACATTATAGAATCAATAGATCCAGACAGACACTTATTAACAAGGAATGCTGGATACTTAGCAGTGGGATCTTCCTCATAAAGATTCTTCTTATTAAAATTGATTGAATTCAACCAGTCTTTAAGATCCATAATTAAGTAGAAGTAATTCCTTACGATCCTGTTGATCCTGCATATAGTCACCAACAGATCGCATGGTGTAAGTGTGATCAAACTCAGCAGCGTTCCAATTTTTAAAACGATCCCTGATCACTTGACTACTATTATAAGATATCAATTGGGGTGCTGTAAACTCATCACAGACAGTAGCAAAATCGTCATGATCAAAATGCTTATGCATATCCCCTTTCTTACCATATAAATTATTTCCTATTTCATAAGGAGGATCTAAGTATATAAATGAATTTCTATTATCAGACATCAACTCCTTCCAATCAAGGTTTGTTATATTCCAATTCTCAATGAGCTTACTATACTCGCCAAGTTTTTCGATTCCTCGAAAGGAGAAATTGGATTCCGATGCCTGTGGGGAGAACGAGGAAGACTCAGTAAGACCGCTAAAGGAACACTTGTTAGCAATATAAAAATCAACGGCACGATCAAATTGTGATTTACTTTCATCATTAACTCCCTCCTTTGCATTAATAAACAATTGCTTTGCAGTATCCCTATCAGGATTCATGTTCTTAATAGACCACAACTTATCCTGCATTGCTTGTCCATCATGCTGCAACTGTTGCCAGAAGATTGCAAGTGGTCGATACAGGTCATTCACCCAGATCTCTAAGTGAGGATGTAGTTTACCAACAAACAATGCTACAGAACCACCACCCACAAAAGGTTCCCTAAATTCTGTATAACTTTTTAAGTCTGGAAAATGTTGTGCTAGTTTTGTACAGGCACGAGATTTTCCACCTGGATATCTAAGCGGTGTCTTTAACGATTTCATCATAAGGTACAGTTTTGTCAAAAAAATCACTCCACATTCCTTTGGCATTCGGATGATTAATCATCTTATCGATAGCCTTGGAGTAATTTATTGGTTTTTCTTCCTCTTGACTATACTCCTTTTCATCTTGAAAGTCAACCTGATACTTATATGCTGTTGGAAATAATTTCTTAACCTTTTCTATTTTTTTAGTCAAGTAATTTTTAAAGTAATCAATTTCTACTTGAGCAGTGTCTGATTTCCATTCAATATTATCCCAATCCCTTAAAAGTTCAAGGTCTCTTGTAAATTCTACATCTGCCCAATATCTACAGACTACTGCATCATAACTCCTACCAGTCTCTTTAGATATATGTTCTAACAATTTAATTAAAGCTTTACCATCCTTCTTTTTTGTATCTATAGTATAAGTTTTTTGCCACTCGTCAAGCAAAGGAACATAATGTAAGGGAGTAATCGTTACAAATTCTTTTCTCTTTCTCTGTATGATATCCATTTCCCTAAGATTTTTTTCTTTATGATGTTTTTCACAAAGCAATTGGCATTTGTATATTTCATCCCACAGTGGAGCTAACCTACCACTTAACCTTGGGGTAACATCATACTCTTTAGTTAACGGATCTATATGATCTAGTTGCAAATCCTCAGTGCAATCACAACCAGGATGATTACACTTATTTCCTAATCTTCTCCAAACGGTGTCTTTGTTCTTTCTATATCTTGCGAGATCCTTCTCGACACTCATTTAAACTCACACTCCACCATAATTTCAGTCAATGCTGCCATAAGATTTATCTCTTGGTCAGCAACGAAAGCAATTTGATACTGATACTTAGCAATAATGAGGACAGCAGCAGCAATGCTAGGACCGTCCAAGGATGAATAAAGAGCATCGTACAAACGACGAAGCAATACAGCAGGATCATTGTCCAAATTAGAAACGACCCACTTTCTGACTGCAGGAAAATCCTTCGCACGAAGCGTTTTAATGAGATCATCAATCTTGACATCAGAAAACTCTACTAAGATAGCTGAATCTATTGTACCACCAACACTATATCTCTGTAACTCATTTAGAACCCTCCTCCAATCTGGAAAATGCTTGTTAATGAGTTGAAGGATAACCTTCTTGTCAAAGTCACAACCTTCCCTTTCAAGAATCCCAACAATCCTCTCGAAGAAAGATACCTGTATCTCTGCCTTCTCCTTACCTTTGATCGAGAACTCAACCACAGAACACCTGGAGTGTAGCGGTTGGATAATTTTATTCTTATAATTGCAGGTAAAGATGAACCTACAGTTTTTGTGGAATGCCTCAATGTTACTCCTCAACAACAACTGAACATCATGTGTTGTGTTGTCTGCCTCATCAATAATAATAACCTTATGGTTAGAAGATGGCAGCAACGACATGGTGGAAGCAAAGTTCTTAGCTTGCCCTCGTACCGTGTCAAGGAACCTACCTTCATCCGAACCATTAATCAGAATGTAATCACATCCCAACTGTTCGCAGAGTGCCTTAGCAACAGTGGTCTTACCCACACCTGCTGGTCCTGTTAAGAGAAGATTAGGAATCTCCCCTTTATTTAGAAATTGTCTAAAGGTTT